CCGGCTCGGCCGAAGCGGCAACTATGTGCGTGACCGCGCCAAGGCCGCCAGCATCAAGACCGAGGTCAGAGCATCCCGCGACGATTTCAGCCAGCTCACCATCGGCCAGCTCGTGGCCATAGCGCGATATGACGGCCAGCCGGACAGGCAGAAGGAGCTCGCGCAGGCGGCCGGCACCTCGAACTTCGACTACATCCTCCGCAACATCGAACGCGCCGACCGCGACCGGCAATGGATCGAATCGGTCGCCGCGCTCCTCGTGGAGCCCGACAACGGCATCAACCTCATCCCCGACCCCGAAAAGCCCTACAGCGACCTGGAATGGCGCTACCGCGGCTGCATGTTCTCATCCACCGGCACCCCCGAAGAAACCATCGAGAAGATCCGCGAACAGAACCCTGCAGCCGTATCCATCCACACGGTCTCGCAGCAGGTCTACCTCTGGACCCGCCGCGACAAGACCGCCGACGCCGAAAAGGAAGCCCGACGAGCCGCCGAACAAGCCGAACGCGACGCCCGCCGGCACGCGCTCGAGGAATACGCCGCCACATCAGCAGACAAGCGCATGGCATGGCTCCACGGCCATCTCCACGGCATCAAACGCGACAAGCTCATCGAAACCACGGCCCGGCTCGGACTCCTGCAGATCATCGACCCGAACCCGCAGGGCTACACGCTGGCGCTGAGCACATGGAACGACGCCGCATGCGGTGGCGAACAATTCACCACCATCAGCGGCATCGAACCGGAACGGGCGCTCGCCGAACTCCGCTACCACCTCGACGAACCCGACTGGGCGGTCTGGGCGGTGCAAATCCTCGCCGCACGCATCGAATGGTTCATCGACCCGACCGACTGGACCACCGTCAACGACACCAGCAGACGCATCCCCGGCTACTACCAGATCCTCCAAGACCTCGGCTACACGCCCACCGACGACGAAACCAGCCACCTCGACCAGCTCATCGCCGCCATCAGCGAAGCCGACGAAAACGAAGAAGACGAGGAGAACAACCAATGACCAGGGAACAACTCGACAAACTCGCCCAACTCCTCACCGACACCGCCCAGACCGCCAGCACAATCGAACTGCGAGCGCTCGCCGGCGGCAGGGCGGATGACGGCATCGTGGCGTTGGCGGCCGGGTTGAGGGCCAATTGCACTTCGTGTTTGGTGTTGGTTGACGGTCTGATGCAGGAGGGGGTGCGTTGTGAGTGAGTTTGCTGATTCGAAGCGTGCCGCTTTGGAGCGTCAGGGTTGGCATTGCCTGCGTTGCGGGACGAACATCCATGACCCGTCATGCTGGCCTGGACGCTCCGGCCATCACCGTCAGTTGCGTCGGGCGGCGGATCCGGATGTGAGGCACAGTCCGGCCAACATCGTCGAGCTGTGCGGCAGTGGGACCACGGGCTGCCATGGGTGGGTCCATCAGCATGTGAAGGAGGCCGAACGCCTCGGGCTGATAGTCCCGCTCGGCAGGGATCCGCGCACCACCCCGGTGCGCGACTGGCAGGGGATATGGCTCCGCCTCAACCAGGATGGCACCGCGACCCGTCTGACAGCCATGGAGGTCGCCACACTCGACATCGACAGGAGGGAAACGGAATGACCCTTGACAAGCCCGACATGCTGCTGTGGATGGACGTGGAGACCACGGGGCTCGACCCGGACCATGACAGGATCCTCGAGGTGGAAATGCGTTGCACCGACATGAGAGGCGTGCGGTGCGTCGGAGGTTTCCACCGCGTCATCGGACTGAAAGGCCGCAAGGCATCCGTTACGGACGGGAACATCAAGGCGTGGCGCATGCACTGCGCCAACGGACTGCTCGAGGACGCTCTTGACGCCGGATATACGGAAGAGGCGACGGCGAACGCGCTCGAGGAATATGTCGACAGCCTCGCGCAGTCGTTCACTCTCCATCCGGCAGGCAGCAATCCGCAGTTCGACCTCGACTTCATCGGCCGACTCTGCCCGAACCTCCCGCTGCACTACCACCGCATCGACATGGCCACCATCCGCGACAGTCTCGAAGCCGCCGGCTGGGATGTGAAGCCGGAAGATGAGACGCCCGCAGCCAGCGCCCACCGCACCGGCACATGCCTCGACCGCGACATCCGCCAATACGCGCGCATCATCCGCCACCTCTCCGCACATCCGGTCCGATACGTCGCCACGAAAGCAGCAAGGTGATGGACATCGCAGCAGTGATCCTCCTATGCGCCGCCATCCTGATCGGCTGGATGGCCAACAGGCCATGAACCGTACCAAACCAACTATGAAAGGAACCTCGGAATGAAACAGACCATCAACCGCATCTCCAACCGCGTCGGCGACTGGTTCGCCACGCTGTTCTCCCTCACCGCGCTGCTGCTCGTGCCGCACGCCATCATCCGGCCGATCATCGGCATCGGCCTCCACCACTGGATCCCCATCCAATGGCTCGCCCTGCATGTCCTGCTCATCATCCTCACCCTATGCGTCGCGCTCGCCGCCTACATCATTGCGGACCGTACCGCGCCGGAACCGCCGGAAACATATTGAAAGGAGCCATCATGGCAGACCAGGAGGCCATTCCGATCGGTCTGGAGACGCAGAACAAGGTGGCCGAGGCCATCTACCTGCGCTGGTATAGCAACGGGGCCCGCCATCCACGCCCATGGAACGAGATGCCCATGGAGGGCAAAGAGCCATGGAGACGCGTGGCCAAGGACGCCATCAGAACGTTCTTCGCCTCTCCCGAGTTCCAGACGCTGCTTGACGACGTGTACGACGAAGGCTACGACGCGGCCGAAAAGGACGCCCAAGGCGAAAACGAAGGCGAGGAGCCGCGGTGAGCGTCAACGTCCCGCTACACAAATGGCGGTCGGCCGACCCGGCCATCCTGATCGGCCGCCGCTGCATCGCCCAAACCGACCAGGACGTCGTCATCGACGGCCGGCTCGAACTCATCCGACATCCCGACGGCACCGCCAGCCTCCGCTTCAAAGGCATCGGAAACGACATCATCGCCCACGATCCGAACACATGTTCCAACAGCATGAGCGACGGCATACGAAGCCTCGCCATCTACGGAAAGGAATGAAATGCACCACACAGACACCGTCAGAATCGCCACCAACCCACGCAAATGGCGCAGACCTGCACCCTGCCCGGCATGCCGCAAGTCCCGGCCGCTCATCCTGACCCTCGGCACCATCTACAACCTCCGAACCCGCCAACCGGTCAACACCATCTACGGCTGCATCTGCCCCAACTGCCGGCACAAATGCATCCTCCACATCGACGGCAAAAACCTCAAAAAAGCCATCCGCCTCTGGAACCACCACGCCAGCCACCATCAAAGGAACGAACAATGAGAAACACCATCTGCGCCACACTTACCGCCATCACCCTCACCCTCTGCACCGCGCTCGCAGGATGCGGAAGCGCGTCGGAGCCTTCCACGCCAGCGCATGCGGTCAGGCGAAGACAGTCACCGAGGTGTGCGCCGACTGCATGCGACGGCTGAAGTTCCAGCCGGTCAAAACCATCCCGCTGGACATTTACCGGCTTTTTGAGAAGTGGTTGGACGAGCAGAAGGAGACGGAGCGGTGAGTAGGAAATTTAAGGCAGTGCCGGTTATGTACGCGGCAAGCGGAGACGTGTACACGCTGAAGCTGCAGAATACGGAAGCGCTCGCCGGTCTGCTTTCCGACGGATGGAGCGTGATGCGCACCGACGTGTTGCCTGGACTCGGCGGCAAAGGCGAGTACGAGGTGAAGCCGAACATATGCTATGAGCCATCATTCCCGCCGACAATCGTCTACATCCTTGAGAAGGAGGCGGAATGATGAACAGCATCAGTCGTAACAAACGGCGCTCGCCGCATGCGTGCCGGAGCGCGGTCGGGACATTCATTTGCGCGAGCAATGGCATCGGTCCGGCGCAATACGAGGTCAGCCTGCGCAGGATAGAGCATTGCGTCATCTGCGGCAGGTGGTGGAAGCTGTACGCCGCGTCCTCGCATCTGACCATCTGGACCGAACTGCCCGGATGGGCGGTGTGGCTGCTGCGACACAAGACCCGGAAGACCATGCACAATCAACAGAGAAAGGAATCGAAATGAGCGAGGAAACACTGGAACCGCCACTGCCGCCGATCGACGCGCGCACCGAAGCCGTCGCCGAACGTCTGTTCGGACTCAAATGGGCACTCCGCAAGGACGATCCGAAACACATCCACGACGAATGGGAGCATGCGGCCGACTGGATCCACGACGGATACCTGCGTCAAGCCATCGAAGTGCTCGCCACCGCCGACCAAGCGCAACCCGCGAGCGCCGACGGATCCGATTACGGGGAGCGGATGCGCGTCGAATACCGTGAGTTGACCGCTCGTGGCGGCAGGCTCAGGGACATGCTGCAGCGGTATGCGGATGGCACGCTTGACTTCGAGCCTACCTGCCCGATCACTCTGTTGAGCAGGCAGCTTGACGTCATGGACGAATACGCCAATCTGCTCCGCTGCAGAGCCAAGATCGAACACGTCCACCTCGAAAAACAGGACTCCGCCACCGAATAAACAAAGAACCCGACCTTCCGGCCGGGCTCTGGCATCACCACAAACCAGACTACCACGCCGGAGGGAATCGAACAAATGAACGAACAAACCAACGAATCCCAACCAACACCAAACCAGACACAACCAGCACAAACCAACCAAGCCAATCCCGCGCTCGCTGGCGTGTGCCACGTGTGCGGTGCCGGTTGCCGTGCCGGCGACACGTTGTGTCTGGAATGCGACCGGCTATTGCGCGGATGGCTCCGCAGCTATCCGGAATGGCTGGAATCACTGCACGAGTTCCTGGATTCGACCGCGCATTATGGCGGCCACCAGCCCGGACGTGTCAACCTGCCCTCGGCGCCGACGCCGATCAGACTGTCCGTGGTGGATCACCTGCAGGAGGTCGATGATCTGGCGGTCACGTTGTGGCGCAGGCTGTACGCGCCGCCGGCCATGCCGTGGGTGACCCGCGTCACCCGTCCGCGTCTGTTGGGCATGCTCCGCGACTGCGCCGCATGTCCACGCCTGAGTCGCCTGCCGGACATCGATTCCATCTACCGGGACTGGGAGCGGATGGCGCGCCGCACGCTCGACATCATCGACGTGCCGCCTGCGAAACATGGCATCGGCAGATGTCTGAACCCGCTGTGCGGCGTCGAATTGACCGCGGCGGTCGGCGTGGCAAGCGTTGCATGTCCCGTGTGCGGCAACACTTACCGTGTGGCGGATGTGCGGTTTGGTTTCCTGAGGGAATGCGTTCGGTCGGGACGCGCGTTCACGGCGGGGGAGTGCGCGGAACTGCTGCGCGAATGCGGATTCCAGTGCAACGCGAACACGATTCGCTCATGGCGCAAGCGCGGCAGGCTCCAACCGGTTGGCGAAAACGTGAAGGGACAGCC